GTTGTTGAGATCGGCGCCGGACTTGCCTGCGTCGACCATGTTCAGCGGCTGCAGGTAGATGTCACCGCCCGCCACTGGCGGCATGTTCTCGAGCCGCCGGATATCGTTCACACTGAGCCAGCCCCACTGCCGGCCAATGGCATAGGCCTCGTAGCGGGACTTCTGGTCGCCGCGCAACAGGCCGGACAGGTTGAACTCGATGAAGTAGTCACGACGGTCACCCGGCAACAGGAAGTCGCGCATCATCGCCTGCTCGTGCCGCTTGACCCACGGCAGCAGGGCAAACACCACGAACTGGATCAGCAGTTGCTCCAGGGTGTTGTAGTTCGACTTCTCCAGGTCGTTGACCATCGGCAACGGGATCTTGTAGATCCGCGCCACGTCCGTGGCAGACAATTTCATGATCCCAACCACCTCGGCGTCGACGTTGTTCATCGATACCGGCTTGAAGGTCATGCCCTCCTGCAACAGCACGACCTTCTTCGCGTTGTCCACCCCGGAGAACTTGGCCCCCCACTGATCCACGATCTTATCGACCCAGGCCTGATCCTTGATGGGCGGCGCCTCGCGGGGCCGCTCAATGACGCCCGACACGCTGACGCCATTCTTGAAGCTGGTGCCGGTGTACTGCCGCACCGCCTGCGCCAGGCCGATCGATTCGGCGTGCAGCTCGATCGGCGAGCACCCAACGTAGTGTCGAGTCCCTAGCCAGCGAACGTGATGAATCATCCGCATCGGCAACGGCTCACTGGTACCCACACGGTAGTAAGGCAGCATGTCGGCGCCCTTGAGCACCTGCACCTTGTCATTGCACAACGGCCAGAGGGCCGCGACGTTGCCGTCCTCGCGCCGGTCGATGAAGGTGTAGCTGTTGCCCCGCAGGCCGGCAGCCAGCTGGCTGCACTCCCGGAACTCGAATGGTGTCTGAAAACCGTTCGGCTGGTACCGCAGGACGTCGTAGAGCGGATGGCTGATAGCAGCAGCGCGCTGCCCTTCAGCCTCGCGCCGGTACAGCTCCAGCGGGAGCTGCGCAACGCTCTCGGCCAGCAAACTGACGCAGTTCTGCAGGATCGGCAGCGCCAGCGCCGTGTCGGGTGTGACACGGACGCCCGTCGAGTTGCTGCCGCGACCGATGAACCGCGACCAGAAACCGCTCTCCACCAGGTTCCCTTCGCCAGAGCCGAGCAAACTGGAAAAGAACATGCTCAACCCCCCTTCGCTTTGATTTGCGCCGCTGCTCGGGCCGCAGCAGCTCGATCAACGAGCCGCGCCCAGAGCAGCAGCAACACACCACCGACTATCATCGCCGCTGGCACATGGACCAGCGCCACACCGGCCACCAGCAGAGCAAAGCCGAGCAGGCCGGCCACCCAGGCCAATATCGTCAGGTTCATATGCCGACACCTTCGTCATAAATGGATTTGCCACCATCACCAGAAACCTTACTGCTGATGCCGGTGGCCATGATTGCGGCTACGATGCCGTCGACCCGCCCCGTCGCCTTGGCCTTGTCGACATTTCGATTGTTGGCAGGGTCTGCCGTGATGACAGCGTGACCGGCGTTCCAAGTCAGGACCGGGTTTTCATCGTGGCGCAGGGTTTCGACCATCTCCTGATCGACCTCCTCGCTGATGACTTCAAAGTCATCCGGCCCTAAATCGATGACGGACTGATCCTCTGTCGTCTTCTCGGGCAGGCCTAGCAGACGGCGTTCGAACTCATCAACAGCGGGGCCCATGGAGTTGTAGCCCTGACCGAAGCCGACCATTTCTGGCAGAACTATGTCGTGCTCGCTCATGAGCTGCACCAGGTCTTCAATTCGCCAGCGGTCATATGCGATCCGGCTTACGTCGAAGTAATCGCAGATCTTTCGCAAACGCCGGAGCACGAACAGTTTGCTGATTGCACGACCAGGTGTTGTTTCCAGATGCCCTTGTTTGATCCAAAGCGCGTACGGCACCTTGTCCAGCTTTTCGCGCGCCTCGATATCGTGATCAGGTATCCAGAAGTACGAGAGAAGCCGCCAGTGCGGATCTTCCAGCGTTGGCCAGAACAGCAGGATGAAAGCTGTTAGGTCGGTGGTACTGGACAAGTCGAGCCCGCCCACACAGGGACGGTTACGCAGCACCCGCATCGGCACGCGCTCAGCGGCCTGCTTCCACACTTCGTAGGAGAGCCATGGTGATTCTGCTTGCGTCCACTCGCAGAAGTTGAGCCGCCTCACGACTGCTGCCTGCGCGGGCAAGCCGCGAGCCGACCGCACCTGGGCGCGTAGATAATTGCGGCCTGGAATCCCGTCGGTCTGGCCTTCAGCGATGTAGTCCAGCGAGGGGTTGACCTTCGGCCAGCAGGATTCGTCTTTAAACGGGTCCTCACCCTCATCGAGCGAACAGATGAAAGCGAAGAAGCTGTCGTCTTCCTCTTTACCCTTACACACGTCTACGCCGTAATCGTGGTACTGGCCACAAACGGTCTTCTTGTCCGAGCCGCTGTTTGTGATCATCACCACCAGTGCTTTGCGGCGGTTCTTCGTACCCGCCCGCATCATGTTCACGGTCGTAGCAGATTTGTGTTCGTGCAATTCGGCCAACAAGCCGATATGAGGACGGGGGCCGGACTGCCCTTCGTCCGCGCTGATTGGGCGGAAGAACGAACGAGTCTTCGGGTAGTACAGGTTCCAAACCTTTTCGTCCCGCCCTGACGGCTGAATCCGAGTGCGCAGATGCTTCGACATTTCGACCATCGAAACAGCGTCACGAAACAGAACCATGGCCTGGTCGCGCTTGGTGGCAGCCGCGTAGATCTCGGCGCGATTTTAACCGTCGGAAGTCAGCCCATACAGCCCGATCCCGGCGACCAAGGGGCTTTTTCCAGAGCCTTTGCCGGTTTCAATGTACGCTAAGCGGAAGCGCCGGAAACCGTCGTCGGTCATCCAGCCAAATAGACTTCCAACAACGAAGGCTTGCCAAGGGGCCAGCAGGAAGGGCATCCCTTCATACTCACCGCCATTCAAACAGAGTACGTCTTCGAAGAAGCCGATTGCCCGGTCGGCTCGCTCCTGATCCCAGATCAACCCACGGGCTGGGCCGTGCTCCAAATCCCGCAGATGTCGCTTGCAAGCGTTGCGAACATCAGGCCCAGCGATGATGCGCCCAGCCAACACCTCGTCGGCAAAGGCACGAACCCGATCAGAAGTATCGGGCGGCGGCGTCTCGTTGCTCATTCGGGAAAAGCTCTCCTTGCGGGGCCGTCGTTTTCAGGTTGCGGCGGGCCATTGGAGAGAAACCGAACTGCGCGCCAGCGCTGTTCGCGCGTTTTTCAGCGTCGTTTGCCAGTTGCCGCCAGACCGAAATTTGCTTGGCGCCGGTGGCAAAGGTCTGGTCATCACCGGCATCCTTGCTATCCGCCATGGCATTCATTTCAGCGATGCGGCGGCGGAAGCGCTGCCAGTCAGCGACAGCTTCGCAGTAGGTGGCGAGTGCCATCCCGTCGAGCGTGCTGATCAGTCCGAGCAGCAGCAGATCCGGGACCACTCGCTCCCACTCGGCGACCGCTTCGTCACTGAGGCAAGTCGGCATCGGCGGAGCTGCCACCGGCACACCAGGGCTTGCCACGTCATCCATCAACTCGCCGAAACTCTGTTTGCCAGGATTGCCCTTCAACAGTTTGAGAACAGCCGGTTGCCCCGGCCGTCCTGAGTTCGAATTTCCAGCCATGGAGCAACTCCTTAATCAATCCCAGAAACCACCCCGGTCGATCCCCCCCCTACCCATTTTTCACGGCGTTGCGAAGCGAGGGGGGCGACCGGTCTAGAAGAAGTCGGGAAAAAGGTTTTTTACCCCCCCTCCCCTTTCACAAATGAGAAATAATCTCGTTTAAAGCCGTCCACCGAGAACCAAATGAGAATTTATCTCACTTGATCAACCCGCCACCAATCAGCGGTTCCAGTGATGCCTCGGGTCCAGCGGCACGCCATCAGCCCGACAACCCGGCCGGCGACCACTCTTTTCCTCCCGCTGTTTCGTCGAGTCGTGACAGAACTTGCAGAGGCTGGTCCAGTTCTCTGGATCCCAGAACAACTTCCAGGCCTGCTTGATGACAGCGGGATCACCACCGGCTTTCGCCGGGCCCAGCTTCGGGGCCACCTTGTGGTCCACCACAGTGGCAGCCACCGGCCGATCCGGGGTCGAGCATTCGGAACAGAACGGGTTCGCCCGCAAGTGAGCATCACGGGACTGTTGCCATCGGTAGCCATACCCACGCTGGGTACTGCTACCACGCCGGTCACTGGCCTGATTCACCATTACCTGGTACCTCGCAGACGCCGAGGCGCTTCGCAGCCCACCGCTCGTACAGGCCAATGGCAACATCGGCGCCAGCCATCGCGGTCAAACAACCAATGCCACCAGCCGTCCAGATCGACACACCAGCTGCATACAGCAGCATCATCGTCGACAGCCCGCAGACGACACACGCACCAGACCGAAGCGCAAGGCGCCGCACCAGCGACCAGCCCCGCATGCCGTCCTTGTCGGCCCGCCACATCTCACCGGATACGCCGCCAACCAGGGACAGGACGATAACCATCCAAATTGGCATCTCCAACAGCGCCTGCTGCTCGTTAGTCATGTTGTGCCTCAAGAAATTGAACGACGCGGACCGCCGAAATGAAAAACCCCGCCGAAGCGGGGTCAGGTGACCGGGTTAGGGAATCCCGGGTGAAGCTGCACAGCACGTGCGATGGGAGCGCCAAGGCGCAAATTGCATATCGTGGTGACTTTTTACCCCCTGAGTACGGAACCGAAAAGAGGGCATTTTCGGTTATCCAGCTCGACGCGACTTTGACGCAACTTTGAGGATACTTTGAGTCTGCCCAGCCCGACGAACGGTTAGCTGTCCACGCCCCTCGGCACGCTTGGTCAGCACCTGCAACACCCGCAGATGCAGGGCATGCACCAGGTCGTAGTAGGTCTGACGGGCCTGCGACTTCAGGTCAATCAAGTGCATCTGCATTCGCCAGGTGACGTCAGAACTCGCGTAGCGCACCAGCGCCAGCCGCACCAGCAGCTTTCCGCGTTCATCCTGCCGATCGATTTCGCACAACGCAGCCTCAACCTCCTGCGAAACCGCATCAGGCCCACCACCAACAGGGAATCGCGGACCTGGCGTACTACGGGGAGCTGTGCCGCTCCACTCGATGAGCGATGCCAACGGACTGCCCAGCGCTCCGCTCGAACCGCAGCCCTGGCCTTGCTGGCCCCAGTGCCTCAACAACGCTTCAACCTCGTCGATCATCGCGCCACCCCCATCAAATCCGAACCCAACACAGAAAACACCGAACCCGACACAAACCCAACACAGACAAAACCTTTAAAAATCAATGAATTCAACAAGACTGTGTTAGGTGTGTTGGGTTTGTTGGGTTTATTTGCTCTCGCATGAAGAAAAAACACGTCCATCAATTCCGACTTGAAAACAGATGGAATTGACGTCGCGCACGCGCGTGCGCGCGTAAAAACCCAACACACCCAACACACACGCCCAGAACCAGCGAAATAGAAGGCCTCCACCTGTGTAG